ATTTTGATACAGATTCACAATTCATACAGGATATAGATAAATTTGCAATCTGGGCTGGGAGGCGATTAGGATACCCAATCACTGATGTTGAATTACAAGATGTTAATTTCTATGCAGCATATGAACAAGCAGTAGCTGATTACAGCTCCTATGTGAATTCATTCTCAGCAAGAGATAATATATTATCATTATCAGGACTCCCCACAGCATCATTACAGTTAGAAGAACAATACATTGAACCAACACTCCAAGGATTGTTCAAATTGTCAGAAGCTTATGGGACGGAGATTGGGATCGGCGGAGAGTTGAAACATTACACAGGTAGTATTAATGTAGTCGCAAATCATCAAGTTTATGATCTAGATGAAGGAACAGTGAATCTGGAGAAGGGAAATTTCCAAACCGATTCATTTACAATACGACAAATATTCATTAATGACGCCTCTCCAATGGCACGATACATTGATCCTTCAGGAATGTCTGGAGTTGGAAATGCTGAATTTTTAAATCAATTTGGTTGGGGTAACATGGGCGTTCAATACACGTTAATGCCACTTCATTATGATTTGATGAGGCTGCAAGCATTGGAGATGCATACACATATACGAAAGGCAGCTCACGGATTTCATTTAGCGGGAAATAGAATACGAATATTCCCAATACCTAAAGACGATGGAAAGGTATTTTTTACATATACATTGGATACTGATGCTATAGAAAATGCAGCATCAGGAAGTGGAACTGGAGTAATTACAGATCATAGTAATATTCCTTACAATAATAAAACTTATTCATATATTAATGCTATTGGTAAAAATTGGATCAGACGTTATGGCTTGGCTCTTGTAAAAGAAATGTTAGGATTTGTAAGGAGTAAATATTCATCAATCCCAATGACATTGGATAATGAGGTTACCTTAAATGGTGCAGATCTAATTTCATCAGCAGCTACAGACATAGAATCATTGATAACTGAATTGAATGAGACACTTGACGGAATGTCAAGACAGGCACAATTAGAAAGAAAACAATCAGAGACTGACGCATTGTCGACAGCAATGGCGAAATTGCCACTTAAAATTTATGTAAAATAACTTATTAAGTATTTGGACTTATGAATACTTATACTTATATTATATAATATATAATTAAACAGATGAAAACTAAATGGATACAGTAACATTTTCAATTGACGACGGCAAATTAGACGATTTGTTATTAAGCAAGTTTGACAAGAAATTAGATTATTCAGATATTAAAGGTGATACATATTACGTGTTACCCAAACGTGAATTTGATAGATTCCGAGATCATGCAGATTCCTCAGGATATGATGTCGATACAGCGATTGAAATAATTCAAGAAGGAGAACACAAAATGAAAGCCGCACATATATTAGCAGAGAATTACAAACGATTTTTCAAATTCAATTTGGGTGAAGCGGAATACGGTAAAACTGGACATGTGCCAGATGAATCAGAATTTGAAGGTGATGGAAATAAAATGTATACCACAGACGCTCAACCTTGGGAAGATGCGTATGACTCACTTGGAGCGTTATTTAATAATGTTGAAGATTTAGATGCAGAAGCACCATTCGATGCTGATTTGATTGCATTGGTTAAAAAATTCGACGAATTTAGTGAGGCATTTGAAGAGCTCATGGCAAATGTTGGAGTGGAGACTTACAGATAATGCCGTTATTTCAAAGCAGACGAGATTCAGGATTCCTTAAAGGTATCAATAAAGAGCTATTACATGCCTTTATCAGTATCGAAGTGGGAGTTTATAAATTAGATTTGCCTGCAACTGAAATTAATATATATGAAGAGTCAGAGCAACGGTCTTACAAACCACCAATTAGATTGTTTTGTCAATTGCGGTTAGACTCTAAATCAGGAGTTGGTGATGACTACGGTATTGATTATGCTAAAACTGCAGCATTCGGATTCCTTAAATCAGATTTACGTGACGCTGATATGATTATGGAGGAAGGTGATATTGTATTTTATGATAATGGATATTATGAAGTAGACCAAATCAGCAATTCAAATTATTGGGGAGGCCGAAATCCAAATACAATGATTGGTATTATAGAAGACGATTGGCCAGTTCACGGATATGATCATGCAGTAGTTGCTGAATGCCATCTCACTAAAACAAATTCAATTCATGTCGTGAATACAAGGACAGGAATCATACCGTCACCTTTGACTACTAATACAAGTATACCTAAATTTTTATAAATGCAGCTAATAGAGCAATTGATAATTAAAGGGCGTTACGATCAAATCACAACTCAATCGAGCCGTGTGTTGATCAATATGGTGAAGAAGGGAAGGAAGCGTGGCAAGTTTGAATTAGTATTGAACAGATTAGCTACTATGGACATATTAGATGATGTCACATTTAAAGTTCCAATAAATGTCATAGTCAGTTTTAAAATTCAATATGACGAAACTGATCCAAACGCATTTGATGTAGCGGGGTTTGCGGATGATGACTCAATTGATTTGGCTATTACTATAAATCCTAAATATTTCCCTGAGGCATTTAGTAATTTAGTGCCGACAATAAAAGAAGCAATGCGACATGAATTGGAACACGTTGCACAAGCAAATGGGCTAAGGCCGAGTTCGGAAGACTTTGAAGATTGCAATATGAATTTCGTAGAACTTAAAGACCCTCAACATCATTTGGGCAGATATTTTTTACTGAAACATGAAGTACCAGCATTTGTTCGAGGGTTGTATAAAGCAGCAAAAACAAGGCGGGAGACAATAGACGTCACAATAAATCACTTTTTAAAAGATTATGCACACAGACTAAAGTCGGGAGACCAAAAACGTATCCGTAGTGTCTGGTTTGATTACGCGAAGAAAAATCTACCTAATGCACAATGGAGTGGATATTTATAATAAAAAAGAGAACTAACTATGACTACAATGTCTACATTAAAAAAACTTGTAAACGAAGCCATTGACGATAAATTACCAAAATACCCAATGTCTAAATGGTGGAAGAACGACCCAGACGTATTATTACGTTACGTATATTGGCTTAAAAAACAAATGCCACCAATAGACCCTAAAGCCAAAAAACGTGAATGGTTAAAGTTGATGGATCAAATGGCAGCAAAACATAAAGCGCCATATAATGATTTCAAGAAAATGGCACAACATAAATTTAAATAAGTGCAACAATAATAAATGTATCAATAAATATAGGAGTTGACATATGTCAGACAATTTTGTGGAACACGGTTCAAGAGGTATAGAGCTAGGACGGAACAGGGCATTGGATACTAGAAGGGATGATGACAATTTTAAAGTCCCATCTATAACATTATTTGATATTGATTATGCATTATTGTGGCATTTAAAGAATAATATAGTTCTCGAAGTTACGGAAAACGGGAAAACAATCCCTATACCAATCCAAATGGCCGCTGGAGAAACTTGGAGCCAAATTCAACGTCATGGATTTTTACGTGACAAAGGTAGGAAGATTATGACACCTATAGTCACCCTGAAGCGCAACTCAATGACTCCAGACACTAGAGTTCCAAAATTGGATATTCCAGGAGATAATGGAGCTACGCAATTAATAATGTTTCCTGATCAGCAGCAGAATAACTCAACAGATTGGATCAACAAATCATACAATACTAAAGAATCTAAAACTTATTTTGTAAGTGTAATTCCAGATCATGTACTTGTATCATATGATTTATTTATATGGACAGACCTTACAGCTCAAATGAATGCAGTTGTAGAACAAATTGTACCTCAAGACAGAATGCCTTGGGGAGACGTTATGCAATTCACAACTAAAATAGGTGATTATAACTTTGAGACTATAAACAATACTGGCGAAGATCGAATTGTGAGATGTCAAATTCCTCTAGAAGTTGAAGGTATATTACAACCTGAATATGAAATGAGAGAATCTACAATACGAAAAGCCCATACAATTAAGCGTGTAGATTTCCGCAATGAGGTTGAACAGGAAGAAATTTATGTAGATCATAAACCTAAAATCATACGGATGGGTAGTTCCAGGAGGCCAACTAAGAATTTTTGATAAAAACCAAACAAACAACTCAGGTTTGGACTAAAAATATAATATTTATCATTGAAAATTAATTTATAACATGATGAAAATAACAATAAGGAAAATACATGCCTAAAAATACTTATCTTAGTGCAGGTGTTTATACAAGAGAATTTGATCTTTCATTCTTGCCATTAGACATTCCAGCTGTAGGAGCAGCAGTAATAGGACCAACTGTGAGAGGACCAGCGATGGTACCAATTGCAATTTCAACTTATTCAGAATATCTTAGATGGTTCGGTGACGTATTCTCTAGTGGCTCTGGAGCAGTTGAACAGGAGTACAAATATCTAACATCTTATGCAGTACAAGAGTATTTGCGTTGGGGTGAAGTTTGTACAGTGATACGAATACTAGCAGGCCAGTATAGACCCGCATATTCAAACGTAATTAGCCAAGCAGGTAGAACCGCTGGTACATACACTTCAGATGATATGTCCTTCAAGTTAATAGCATTGACAGACGGTGATGTTACTAATAGTGGACAAAAAGCTGCAGCGGATTCAGGATCTGGAATAACAGGTGATGAATACGATGGTAATGTACTCCATTCAGGATCTCGTTATAATATGAGATGGGAAGTGGCAAATGTTGATACCGACAGAGGTACATTTGACTTATACATAAGACGTGGAGACGATAGTGACTTTAGAAAAGTTGTTATGGAACAATTCGTCGGTGTATCCCTTGACCCGAATACAACTAATTACATTGCGAAGGTAATCGGAGACCAAGCATATCAAATTAGATATGATAGTGGTGGATCTCCATACTTGGAACTAACAGGATCATATCCAAACAGATCTCGTTTTGTCAGAGTTGAAGTGTATCAAAATACATTGAAATATTTAACAAATGAAGGATCTATAAGAGACCAATCATTAACAGCATCTCTTCCAGGAGGTTTTAGTGGTTCAATATCAGGATCGACTTTTGTAGAAGAAGCAATTCCATTATCAGGAACATTTGCCGACGGTAGCGACGGTACAGTTGCCCACCCAAAAGCAATGAATCAAAATATATGGAATACTAATACGCAAGGATTTAATTTAGCAGTCGCAGGCAGTGGTAAAACAGCTTACGAAGATGCAATTGATATACTTTCAAATAGAGATCAATTTGACTTTGATTTATTATTAACACCAGGTTTAATTGACAACTTAGATAATCATGCCGTAGTTATTACAAGGGCGATTAGTATGGTTGAAGAACGCGGTGATGCATTTTATATCATTGATCCAACATATAAAGGATCTACGGTAGGACAAGCCAGAGCAGCAGCAGAGAATAGAAACTCTAATTATGCAGGTTACTATTATCCGTGGGTTCAAATTGCAGATGCAGATTTAGGCGGTGGAAGATGGGTACCACCATCCGCAATAGTACCTTCAGTATATTCATTTAATGATTTAGTTTCAGAAAAATGGTATGCACCTGCAGGACTTAATAGAGGTGGATTGGACCAAGGTGTCCAGACAGAGAGAATCATGACTCAGAATGATCGTGATAACTTATATATCAAAAATATCAATCCAATTGCAACTTTCCCAAGACATGGATTAGTAATTTGGGGTCAGAAGACATTACAGAAAAAACGTTCAGCAATGGATAGAATTAATGTTAGACGACTTTTAATTGCAGCCAAAAGGCATATTGCTGAAACAGCTAAATATTTAGTGTTCGAACAAAACACTAGAGAAACTAGATTGCGTTTCATCAATATAACTAGACCATGGTTTGAGAATGCGAGAAGAAAGCAAGGAATATATGATTTCAGAATCGTTATTGACGAGAGAAATAATACTGCTGATGTTGTTGACAGAAATGAAATGAGAGCATCAATTTACTTGAAGCCAGCTAAGACGGCAGAATTTATTATCGTTGACTTTTTTGTCCTCCCAACAGGAGCGAAATTTCCAATAGATGATTAATTTAGGCGGTTAAAATAGACGTTGATGATATTTATTGACGAAATTAGATTTAAAAAAAATTAGGATAAAGAATGCTATTTACACCATTTGAACCAAAAGTTGCCTTTAGGTATACATTAAATATTGATGGAATACCTGGGTTCCTTTGCAAGTCGAGCGGAATGCCTAATCTAGAAAATGGTGAGATCGTCATAGATTACATCAACACAGATTTTAAAGTGAAGGGCAAATCACGTTGGCAAGACATTACAGTAACGTTATATGATCCAGTAACTCCGTCAGGAGCTGCTGCGGTACATAACTGGATTAAAATACACCACAATAGTGAATCAGGAATTGACGGGTACGCATTTGCGGAATATAAAAAGGATATCACTTTAGAAGCTTTAGATCCAAAAGGAACACCAGTTGAATCATGGACACTCTACGGAGCGTTTATTGGATCAGCAAACTGGGGAGACATGGATTGGAGTAGTGAGGAAGCAAAAACGATTGAATTGAACATCAAATATGATTACGCAGTATTAGGGTAATTAATTTATTTATAGTAAACAGGTAATTAAACATGAAAGAGAATACTAAATCATTAATCAGGCATATATTAACCGTATTCGGTACAATTTTAGGCCTAGCAGGATTGAACGATTTTGTTCCGATATTAGATTTTTTAATAAATTCACTGGATGGCGTTTGGGATGCAATAGTAATGATAGTTGGTTTTGCAACAACGATATTCGGATTTTTAAAGGATCCTACACGACACCAAGAGAGGGAGGCTGGAATAGCAGCAGTTTCCACAGACGCTAAATAATTTATATTACAAAGCACATTTAGGGGTAATTACTATAAAAAGTAGTTGCCCCTTTTTATGTTAAAATTTACCGAGAGAACATATTTATATGTAAAATAGGAAAACAGTTTTATGGCAACAACAACACCAACTCAACCAAGCGCACCAGAAGTGCCAAGCAACCAACCATCTTTAAAATTCGACTACCCAACAGAACTGGTGAAACTACCGTCCAAGGGGATATTATATCCAGCAGATAGTCCATTATCAACAGGTGAAATTGAAGTTAAATATCTTACAGCTAAAGAAGAAGATATTTTATCAACTCAATCATATCTTGCTAGTGGCATCGTACTCGATAAAGTGTGTGAATCGATCATCGTCACTCCAGGAGTCAAATATAATGATTTATTGGTAGGCGATAAAAATGCATTATTATTAGCAGCAAGGATGTTTGGATACGGAGCAGAATATGAAACTGTAGTAACTACATCAGATGGCAGAGAAATTCCCATTACTGTGGACTTAAGTGCAGTGCCTCATAAGGATTTTGATGAGACACTTGTTACTAAGGGGGAGAACAACTTTAAATTTACTTTACCTAAAAGCGGGTATGAAATAGAATTTAGGCTGTTGACGGTAGGCGATCAGAAAAAAATAACTGCAGATTTAAAAGGTATCAAAAAATCAGGTATTAATAAAGTGGAGCAGAATTTAACGACTAGGTTGCGGTTTATGATCCAATCAGTTCAAGGAAAGTCTGATTCTACGACAATTAATAGATTTGTCCAGAATATGTTAGCTATTGATTCAAGAGCATTGAGGGAATATATTTCTCAAATACAACCAGACATTGATTTAAGTATAGAAGTGGAGGATCCCGAATCAGGTGCCACCTTTCGTAGTGACTTCAGAGTCGGATTGGATCTTCTCTACCCAGACTTCGAAGGGTAGACAGCGAATCGTCATACCATTTGATCATCGCATATTCGGTATTACTGCTAGTTATAAATTAGCACTACATAAAGAGCTTTTTAATTTTGTATATATGAGTGAAGGTCGGTTTTCACATACAGAATTGTATCATATGCCAGTCTCAATGCGTCGACTAAATTTAGGTTTCCTTGCAGAAGTGTTACATGAGCGTCAAGAGGCTCAAAAAAGGCGTAGATAATACTGTTTTTTTGATATTTATATGAAATAACCTGGTGTAATATTAGGATTATTGAAAGGTTTTACTTATATTTAAATGTAAACAAATAAAATATTATGCAGTTAGTAGAAGGAATTTTAGAAAAAATAGTAAGGGTGTTAGCATCTAAAGCAGCTCAAAAGGCGATTGACAGAGCTATAAAATTAGCCCCTGAACATGATGCTGAATTGGAAGCAGAACTTGAGAGTTTACGCCAAAGTTATAAGCGTGTGGACGACCATATGGATAACTATTGTGCGCGCCACCCAAATGTACCACAATGCAAAAATAGAAAGAAGAAATTAAATCCGTACAAGTACAAATAGAAACAATTTCTTCTTTATTAAACTATCAAATTCTGTATGTGTACAACTCCAAGAACTAGGAAATGTTAAATGGCTTCCAAAGACAATAAAGGCTCTATAAACTTAAATGCGCTCCGTGATCAGCAATCTAAACTACAGTCCGCGTTTAAGGAAATCGCTAAGTCCACTGGTGGGGTAAAAAACCAGATGGCTGATATGCGTACTATTCTTTACGGCATCGAGAAAGGTTATATCAA